ACAAGTAGGCGCTAGTAACTTGCTAGTCGCGGACATACGCGTATCCACCTGGTATACGCAGACGGCATAAGGAGAAACCCAATGGCAACAACAGTTATCACGGGTCGCGACCTGGTTCTGACAATCGCAACAGTAAATTACGATGCTCAGACAACTAGCGTTACACTCGTAAACTCACCAACGATTGATGTATTTCAGACACTTGATGGCAAGGCCTACAAACATGTAGACGATCAATGGACTCTTAACGTAGAGTTACTTGCTGACTGGGGTGCAGTATCATCACTATTCGAAGCAATGTGGACAGCAGCTGATGCGAATCCAAATACAACTCTTGCAGTTTCATTAACAGCAGTAACTGGCGCAGTCTTTGCTTGCAACGTCTTGCCAGTATTCCCAACAGTTGGTGGCGGTGCTCCAGGAGCACAGACTGACACTTGGGCGCTAACAGTAGTTGGCACACCAGCAGACACATTCAGTTAAAATCTAACAAACGGGAGCACTAGATGAAACTACCAATAACAATTACATATAACTCAGGCGACGAAGCAACTTATACAGCTCAGCCTCCTGAGTGGGCAAAGTGGGAGAAGGCAACTGGTAACACGATTTCTCAAGCTAATGACAAGATTGGCATTTGGGATCTCATGTTTCTGGCTTATAACGCTTACAAGCGAGAGAACGCTGGAAAGCCTATTAAGTCTTACGACATATGGTCTGAAACCGTTGCTGATGTAACGGTCGGAGATGATAGCCCAAAAGCCACCAACCAGGAAGCATAAGGCGGATTCTCGTCAATCTAGCAATAGAGACGGGAATACCGATGCAATACTGGGAGGACGCAGACGACATTTTAACCGCGATAGAAATCTTAAAGGAGCGAAGTGATGGCAGATGATGTCAAAATCGCTTATGACAAAACAGATTTACGCGGTATTACCAGGGCTTTCAAAGGTATGTCAGATGAGGCCGTTGAAGCTGCTAAAAAGGAAAGTTCTAATCTTGCTGAATATGCTTCTCAACAGATTAAGATTTCAGCAGCGACTCGTACGGTTTCAGGGACTGCTGCTCGCCGTATTGCTGATGGAGTTAAAGTAAGCAAGACTTCAAAGATTGGTGAGTTCAGTTACGGCTTTGCTCGTCAAAAGTTTAGCGGTGGCGGTTCAACTCTTGACTTGCTTTACGGCATGGAGTTTGGATCTAATAGATTTAAGCAGTTCCCAAAGCGTACGCCTAATAAAGGCAGAGGTAACTCCGGTTACTTTATCTACCCAACTTTGCGACAAATCCAACCGGATTTAGTTCGTAAGTGGGAAGAAGCATTTAGTCAGATTTTGAAGGAGTGGGATTAATGGCAGGTAATAGAACCCTTAAACTCTCGATTCTTGCTGACGTCGATGATCTTAATAAAAAGTTAAAAGCAGCCAACGGTGATGTTGAGGATTCTGCTGGCAAGTTAGAAAAGTTTGGCAAGGTTGCTGGTGCCGCGTTTTTAGCAGCAGCAGCAGCTGCAGGAGCCTATGCAATCAAAATTGGCGTTGATGGCGTTAAGGCTGCAATCGCAGATGAACAAAGCCAAATCAAATTAGCCTCAGCATTAGAAAATGCAACTGGTGCTACTAAAGCACAGATTGCAGCTACTGAGGATTCCATCGATAAGATGGCTCGCGCTACTGGTGTAGCAGACGACAAGTTACGTCCAGCACTTTCACGCCTTGCACTTTCAACAGGCGACGTATCTAAAGCCCAAGATTTACTTTCACTAGCACTAGACATCTCAACTCAGACAGGCAAGCCACTTGAAGGCGTAGCCAATGCTTTAGGCAAGGCTTACGATGGAAACACCGCAGCTCTTGGGAAGTTAGGTATTGGACTATCTAGCGCTGAGTTAAAGGCAATGTCATTTACTGACGTTCAAACGAAATTAAGCGATCTATTTGGTGGCGCAGCTGCTAAGAATGCTCAAACTTTTCAGGGTCGCATGGATCGCTTAAAAGTTGCCTTTGATGAAGGCGTAGAAGCAATCGGCGTTAAATTGCTCCCAATCATCGAAGCACTTATCAAGATCATTATTGAAAAGGTAGTACCTGGCTTTGAGAAGTTTGCCAAACTTTTTGATCCAATCAAGAAAGCAATTGATGATAACAAGGAGTCTTTCCAGGCACTCGGTTCATTTATCGTAGATTACCTAGTTCCAGTATTTACCGTTGCTCTTGGTGGAGCCATTTCATTTGTGGCAAAGATTGCAGGCGGAGTAATCGACATTATTGGCGGTATTATTAACGTCATTCGTACTTTGGTTTCAGGTGCCATCGATGGTATCAATGCAATGATTAGGGCTTACAACTCAGTACCTTTATTGCCAAACATTCCAACAATCTCCAAGCCTTCATTTACTCAGCCATCAGTATCTGCTCCAAAGGTGAGCACTCCGAGTTACACAGCGCCCACTATTTCAAGCCCAACTGGCGGTGGAACATCTGGTACAACATCTAGTACAAGTTCAGTAGCCAAGGCTGCATCAACGGCAGTAGCTGCTTCAGCCTTTCCTTTTGGAACCTCTGGAGTTAATACAAATACTTTGGCTGGAATTATGGCTGCCTCAGGTCCGACTTATAACATCAATGTAACCGGAGCCTTGGACAAAGAAGGTACAGCCCGCCAAATTGTCGAAATTATTAATGAATCCTCTTACCGTGGTGGCGGTGGCGTTGGATCGGCTCTTATCCTATGAGTCAATGGACTCCTGAATGGCAAGTCACAATCAACGGTGGAGGCGATTACACTAACCTTACTCTTGCCAACCTCACGATTACTTCTGGGCGCCAAGACATTTATTCTCAGCCTTACGCAGGTTATTGCAATGTTGAGATAATCAATCTTGATTTGTCTCCTATCGTTATAGACATCAATGATCAGATTATTATTAAGGTCAAAGACTCAACTGGCACTTTTGTAAACCTCTTTGGTGGCTATGTTACAGACATCGACGTAGAGGTCACTCAGGCCTCATCTACGGCTATTTCAGAGCGTGTCAAGGTAGTTGCCTTAGGCGCTTTGTCTAAACTGCCTAAAACCCTTACAACGGGCGTTTTAAGCAAGGATTTTGACGGCGACCAGATTTACACAATCTTGAGCGAAGCATTGTTTAATACTTGGAATGAAGTACCAGTTGCTACACAATGGAATACTTACACAGCCACAACAACTTGGGCTGATGCTGAAAACTCTGGACTTGGAGACATCGACCAACCAGGCGATTATGAATTAACTGCTCGCTCATCGAACACAACTGACATTTACAGCCTTGTATCTTCTCTGGCTACTTCTGGATTGGGATACCTCTTTGAGGACTCAGAAGGCAGAATTGGGTATGCAGACAGTACTCACCGAAGCCAATACCTTGCTGCTAACGGTTATGTGGATTTAACTGGTCATCATGCTTTGTCTCGCGGTATTCGAACTTCAAAGCGTTCAGGCGATGTTCGCAATAACGTCACAATTACTTATAAAGCAAATGCTCAGCAATCTGCAACTGATACTGAATCAATCGGAATCTATGGACAACAGGCTTATGAGATTACAACCTCACTTGAAAATGCAGCTGATGCCATATCTCAGGCTAATTTCTACCTTGCTTTGCGAGCCTTTCCAGAGGCTCAATTTAAGTCAATCACTTTTCCAATAAGCAGTCCTGAAATTGATGATACTGATCGTGATGCTTTATTAGAAGTGTTTATGGGTATGCCACTAAACATTACTGAATTACCTTCAAACATCACTAATGGTCAATTCCAAGGGTTCGTTGAAGGTTGGACTTTTAGCGCCGGCTACAACGCGCTTTATTTGACTTTAACTGTCTCACCAACGGCATATAGCCTCCAGTCCACACGTTGGAACGGAGTCTCAGCCCTAGAGACATGGAACACTTTAAGCCCAACCCTAGAATGGATTGACGCTACAATAGTAGCCTGATAAAGGAGAAACATGGCAACAACAACTAATTACTCTTGGGAAACCCCAGACGATACCGACCTCGTTAAGGACGGCGCAGCTGCAATCCGCACGCTCGGCTCTTCTATCGATACAACTACGAAGGCACTTAATCCATCAACAACACTTGGTGATGTCGAATACCGTTCCTCGACTGCTAATACAAATACTCGTTTGGGCATTGGTACAACTGGTCAGGTATTATCAGTTGTTGGGGGAGTTCCTGCATGGTCAACTGCATCTACAGGCATGACGTTACTTAGCACAACCGCATTAACTGGGGCAAGTGTTACAGTCAGTTCAATTAGCACATCGTATAATGATCTTAAGTTAGTTTTTGAAAATGTTTATTCTGCTACAGATGCTGTATTTATACAGACAAGATTTAATGCAGATACTGGCAACAAGTATGCTTATCAATTCTATAACACACAAGATGCAGGCGTGCGTTCTGGCAATACTGTTGGATATATTGAAGTTTCCAAAGTTAGAAACAGTTCTGGAAACTCGACAAGTGGATATATGTTGATTTCGGATTATAACAACATTAACTCCGTACCTGGCACCATGTCTTTCAATTACAATTTAACACATACACAAGGCGGTTCATTTACTTACAATAACGCAGCTGCTATCACATCAGTTACAGTATTTATGTCATCAGGTAACATCTCAGGCGGAACACTAAAAATCTACGGAGTTAAATAATGAGCGATTTAATTGTTAAAGAAGTAAATGCTGAAACTGGTAAAGAGATAATTCGTGAGATGACCGCTGAAGAATCAGCCGCTTGGTTCATCCAGCAAGAATTGGCACAAGAGCGTTTAACAGCCGAAACTATGAAAAAAGAAGCAATAGAAGAAGCTCTTTTGTCTGCAAAATCAAAATTGGCTGCACTTGGTTTAACTGAAAATGAAGTGAAGGCACTTGGGTTTTAATGAAACCTCGTCTATCTAAATCAGTTGTCCAACTAAGAGAACAGGCAGATGATGCTTATCCAGATCGAAAGCGTGACTCGGACGGGACAATCGGGGACGCCAAGCACTCAACCCGCAAGAGCGATCATAACCCTGACCCTGATTCAGGGATTGTCCGCGCTATCGACCTCGATGCTGATTTCGACAAACAAGCCTCCACAGCTGCTTACATTGCCGACCAGATTCGAATTGCAGCCAAGTCAGATAAACGAATTGCTTATGTCATCTTTAATCACAAGATTGCAAGCTCTCGAAGCCTCTGGCGCTGGCGCAAGTACACCGGAGTCAATCCGCACACAAAGCACATCCACATCAGCTTTACAAAAGCTGGGGATGAGAATCAAGCGTTTTTTAACATTCCATTACTAGGAGGAACAGATGACACAAGACCTAAAGAAGATGCTAGCAAGTTGGGGAAGAGCATTCCTAACAGCTGCTCTTGCACTTGTCGCTGCGGGCGAAACTAACCCAAAGAACATTGCTTACGCTGGTGCGTTGGCAACAATTCCACCGGTTCTACGTTGGTTAAATCCTAAAGATGAATCCTTTGGACTACGGTGAGCGCAAATGATTGGGCGGGACTTATTCTCGCTATTTTCTCGACGTTTGCTATTGTTGTTGGCGGTTTGCGTTATTTGGTTCGCGGTTGGCTCTGGACTCTTACGCCGAATGGTGGATCATCTCTCGCTGACCGATTGGCAAGAATAGAGACACGCCAAGAGCAGATGATGGAACTTCTCAAGAAGTAGGAGACACTTATCCACATGGCAAGAAAACCAACTAAAGCACTAGAGGAACAAGGTTACTCAAAACTTGATGCTTACTGCATCGGGCTTTATGAGTATTTTTGCAGTCTTAAACGAGCAGGCTTTAAAGAAGATGTTGCTATGTTTATGATTACTGAACCTCAATCCTATCCTGCTTGGATTTTGCCTGACCCAATCGACCCTGAAAAGTTTGGGGACTATCAGGATGACGATGAGGACTAATGACAGTAAAACGAATCGCTTGGATTTCAGATATTCAAGCTCCGTTCTTTCATGAAGCAGCAGTCAAGAATCTAGGCAAGTTTTTAAGGGCTTATAAGCCTCACCAAACTATCTGTATTGGTGATGAAATTGATTTACCTCAACTTGGTGGATTTGCTCAACCATGGCAAGAGGTTGAAGGCAACATCGATGAAGATCGTAAACTCACTTTAGAAATCCTCCAATATCTAGGCGTTACTGACGTCGTTGGCTCCAATCATGGAGCAAGAGTTTATAAGTCGCTATCTCGCAGACTACCGGCATTTATGAATCTGCCAGAGTTGCGCTATGACAAGTTTATGGGATATGACAAGGCTGGCATTAAATACCATCCAAACGGCTTTGACTTTGCTCCTGGTTGGCACACCTGCCACGGAGATGCTTTTCCACTATCAAACAAACCCGGCCAAACGGCATTGAATGGCGCAATGCGGATGGGTAAATCAATCGTGTCAGGACACACTCACAGACTGGGCTTATCTGCCCATTCAGAGGCCTCTGGAGGCCGATACGGGCGTATTGTGTGGGGTGTTGAGGTTGGCAACCTTGTAGACCTTGCAAGCCCGGGTATGGGCTACACAAAGGGTTATGCTAACTGGCAAATGGGCTTTGTGGTAGGCACACTTCACGGCAAGCGCTTTACGCCTGAACTTATCCCAATCGACCCAAAGGATGGCTCTTTTATCTACCAAGGCAAGCGCTGGGGTTAATGGACGATTTGACGTTAGACATCAAAAGAACGATTGATGATGCAGCTGACGAGACAGAATTGTTACCGTTTCGTTATCTAAATTAACGTGTAATTGTCTGCCAAATGTGAGACCGTAATCCTGTAGGCAACAATGTTTACAAGAACGGGAGCGAAAGAAATGGATCTACAAGTACCAGTAATTGTTTTACTACTAATTGCTAATGTTTTGTGGTTTATTGTCGGTTGGGCAATGGGCTATAAAGAATCACAAGATGATCATAAGTTTATTCTCCAGGCGAGTGAAAATGCGCGCTGATGACATCCTTGACGATGCCAAAGACCTCATCCAAGACAGAGGTAAAGATTACGGCTTGGCAGCTCTCAATCACCTTCGAATCTCCAAGTACTGGAGCACCTACCTTGAACGCGACATCCAGCCTCACGAAGTCGCAATCTGTATGGCACTTGTCAAAATCGCACGCTTACAAGAGACAAGCCTCCACTCGGACAGTTACAAGGACGGCGCAGCATACATTGCGCTCGCTGGACAAATTGCATCAACTGACTGGGCTGACCTTGACAGTTATTAAAGCTGCTCCAGGAGTTTGGTGCGATTATTGCAAGGTGTTC